CTCTGAAATCGGGCATCGAGCGATTGAATCCCAAAGACCTTCCTAAAGGCATACAGCCTTCGGATCGTAAAGCAGCGTAATTAAAGAATGTGGCAAGTAGACGGGGAGAATTGATATGACCGTTGTAGTGTTCAACTATACCAACTGGGCAGCAAGATACCCGGAACTTGCCACAACCGTATCGCCTACAACTGCGCAAATGTATTTCAATGAAGCGCAGATGTACGTTGATAACACGGATACAAGCATTGTCCAAGATATCAATCAGCGCACGATCTTTCTGAATATGATCACTGCGCATATTGCTTTCTTGAATTCTCCTTTGAGTACAGGGGTTAATTCTGGTACTGCGCCATCTTCCCCTCTTGTAGGGCGCATCAGTAACGCTACTGAGGGAAGCGTAAATGTCACGACTGAAATGAAATTGCCAGAAGGTTCTGCGCAATGGTTCGCTCAGAGCAAGTATGGCATCGCCTTCTGGCAGGCATCTTCGGTCTATCGCACGATGCATTATCTGCCTGGGCCTCGCAGAAATTTCAGTCCATTTGCAGGCACATTCCCCGGATTCCGATTCGGAAACGGATTCAATATCTTCTGATATGGCGATTAAATCTTTCACTGGTGGAGATAAGCTGAAGGCCAAGCTGCAAGAAATTGCAGACAAGGCTGGGCGTAATGCACTTTTGAAAGTCGGTTTTCTGGAAGGATCCACCGAAACAAAGAGCGCGATTCCAACAGCCACAGTGGCGGCAATTAATGAATTCGGCGGCACTGTCCCAGCGAGGACAGTTCCTGCAAGGGTAGTGAAGATTTATCGCAGAGTGAGCAAAACGGGCGCTTTCTTGAATGGTGCGAAGTTCACTAAGAAAGGTAAATCTAATTTTGAGACTGAGCATATTGTTCCTGAACATGAGATTCCAGAACATACGATACCTGCACGTCCTTTCTTTCGGCGCATGATCAAATTAGGCGGTAAGCATTGGGGCGAAGACTTGGGAGATATGCTAATTGCTCGTGATTATGATGTAGATAGAGCTATGGCTGAGCTTGGAACGCAGATGGTAGGGGAATTGCAGAAATCTATTCTTGATCCTGTTTATGTTCCTTTGGCTAAATCCACCATCGCCAAGAAGGGAAATGATCAAACATTGGTTGATTCTGGCGATATGTTGAATGCAGTTGATTTTGAGGTTGAGACAAAATGAACCTGCATTCTGTTGTCGCTCCCTATATAGGCGCGGTCAATCCCTTCTTGCTTTGCCAACTTCAGCCATCTATTGGATATACAACTAACCCAGATGGAACTCAAGTGCCAGGATATGGCCCCGCTCAAGACATTTATTGCCAATGCCAAGCTTTGCAATATAACGACTTGATGCAAGTAAGCGGCTTGAATATCCAAGGAAAGAGACTTGCTGCATACATCATTGGTGATTGGAATGGCGTAGTCAGAACAGATGCTAAAGGTGGCGACATCATCACATTGCCAGATAGCTCTGAATGGCTATGCGCATTTGTTCTTGAACCTTGGAGCCATTCTGCTGGATGGACTAAGGTTTGTTTGACTGAGCAAATGAAAGGCAGCTAATGGCTATCACGCTCAGTATCAATGAAGTACAGATTTTTACGGCGATGCGGAATTTCTTATTGAACATTCTGCCGGCAGGAATTGAAATAGTGAGAGGCCAAGTTAATCGTGTACCAGAGCCTACAAGTAATGACTTCGTGGTGATGATTCCCACATTTCAAGAACGTCTCACTGGTAATGTGGATTTGTATAACACAGTTCTTTTTACAGGCAGCATCGCAGGAACAACCTTAACTGTGACAGCGGTTAAATCGGGAACTATCGCAATCGGTAATTTGATTTTTGGCATTGGCATTGCGGCGAATACAAGCATCACAGCATTCGGTACTGGAACAGGTGGAGTCGGAACCTATACAGTCAATAACACGCAAACAATCGCTAGTGAATCTATGCAAGCAGGTACGAAAACTGCTGAGCAAGACACAGAGGTAACGATACAATTAGATGTACATGGGCCTAATAGCGCGAACAATTCGCAGATCATTACGACTCTTTTGCGCGATCAGTATGGATTCGATTTCTTCGCTGCATCTGGAATTGACATGGAACCGCTCTATAGCAGCGATCCAAGACAGACGCCATTTATTGATGGCGAACAGCAGTACGAGGAAAGATGGACGATTGACGCAGTAATGCAAGTAAATCCTGTTGTTTCAGTCCCGCAGCAATATGCGGTAGTGCTTGGGCCTGTCAATGTGTTTGAAGAAATTTAGATTTACCGCTGATGCGGTTCTTTTTGGAGCAATAAAAAATGGCTAATCCCTCTATACCAGCATCAGCATTTGTCTCGGTAAATCCATCGGTCATCAATACTGGCGGTGCCGCGATCAATCTGAATGGTTTGTTTCTTACCACAAATACACAGATTCCTTTAGGGACTGTCCTTCAGTTTCCCACTGCTGCAGCTGTTTCTACTTACTTTGGCCCTTCGTCAAATGAGTACACAGAAGCATTGATTTACTTTGCTGGATACGTCGGCCAGACAGCATCACCAGGCGCTTTGTTGTTTGCTCAATATAACAACGTGGCGGTATCTGGTTATCTGCGCGGTGGTAATCTCGGCGCTCTGACTTTGACTCAGTTGCAGGCAATCACTCCTGGCACATTGTCAATCAAGATTGCCGGCGTAACGAATACATCGAGCAGTATCAATTTGAGTGCCGCTACAAGCTTTTCGAATGCTGCATCGATTATACAAGCGGCATTCACTACGCCTAACTTCGGCGTTACATACAATGCGACTGCAAACGCGTTCCAATTCACATCGACAGCAACAGGGGCAACTCAAACTGTCGCATTCAATGATTCTGGCGCATTCGCAACTGCACTGAATCTGACTGCAGCAACTGGCGCGGTTCTTTCCCAAGGTGCTGCTGCTGCTGTTCCTGCTGCATTCATGGCGGGTATCGTCGCTCAGACCACAAACTGGGCAACGTTCATGACTTTGTTTGATCCAGATAACGGCTCTGGAAATACAGTCAAGCAAGCCTTTGCCGCATGGAATACCACACAGAACAATCGTTATGCCTATATCGCTTGGGATACGGATATCACGCCAACTCAATCGACCAATGCATCTACTTCTCTTGGTCAAATTCTGCTGGGTAATGGTAACTCTGGCACATGCCTGATTTATGAGGCAACTAACTTGCATCATGCTGCATTTGTTTGCGGCGTAGCAGCGGCTATCAACTTCAATCAGCCAAATGGCAATACAAACTTTGGGTATCGTAGTCAGTCTGGTTTGACTCCAGCGGTCAACAATCAGACTGTCATGACAAACCTGATTGCCAATGGCTACAACTCTTATGATGCCGTCGCCAATTCTACAAACCAATGGCAGTATTTCTACCCTGGTTCTGTGACAGGCCCGTTCCTGTCCATGCAGCGTTATGTGAATCAGATTTGGCTGAATGCGAATTTCCAGACATCATTGGTCAATCTACTGACCAATACTCCGGCAGTTCCATATGTCCAGGCTGGCTATGCTCTGATTAAGGGTGCTCTACAAACAAACATCAATGCTGCGTTGAGTTTCGGCATGATACAGCCAGGTACTGTCTTATCTGCTGCTCAGATTGCTCAGGTCAACAATCAGGCAGGTACGCGCATTTCTGACATACTGGCAGCGCGTGGATGGTTCTTGCAGGTTCTTGACCCAGGCGCTGTTGTTCGCGGTCAAGGTGGATCGCCAATCATCAACTTCTGGTACACAGACGGCGGCAGCGTCTTGCAAATCAATCTGGCCTCTATCGACGTCGAATAATCATCAAATCAATTTAACTCGAAAGGTCAAAAATCATGGCAACCTTAACCGCAGCCAATTCGATCATCATGCTGTCTATCAACGGCTTATATCCGACTCCGGTACAACTTCAGGGCTATTCTGCTGATGATGTATTCGATTCGGAAGAAATCGACGCTGCTGAAACAATGATGGGCGTTGATGGCAAGCTGTCTGGAGGTCTGATCTATGTTGAGAAACCTTGGAACATTGTTCTTATGGCTAACTCAGCATCAAATCAGATTTTCGATAACTGGGTTCAATCTCAGATTGCGCAGAATGATCTATTCACCGCAAATATGTCGATTGTTTTGCCTAGCCTGGGTTCTACTACTGCATTCAGTAATGGCATCCTGAAAAAATATCCGCCTATGGCAAGCGCAAAGAAGATTCTCCAGCCTCGTAAGTTCACGATTGTCTGGGAATCTATCTCTAACGCAATAGGCTAATACTGGTTGCATGCGCCTGCCTTAGATGGCTAGGCTGTTTCATCCCCTTGGCAGTCGGCGCATGTATTCTTACGAGGGGATAAAAGGGGAAATGCAATGGCAAGAAAAACTGCAACGGTAGTCATTACCGCTGAAGGTAGGGATAAGGGCAAGGTATTTTTCATTACTGAAATGCCGGCTATGCAAGTGGAACGATGGGCGATGAAAGCTTTTCTTGCACTCGCTAGATCTGGCGTGGAAATTCCCGAGAACATATCGTCTGCTGGATTGGCTGGAATCGCTCAGCTGGGTCTAAAAGCATTTGGTGGTTTGAACTTTGATGATGCTGAACCATTGATGCAAGAGATGCTTGCATGTGTTCAGATTATTCCTAATCCATCGAATCCAACTGTAAGGCGCTCTGATATTGAAGCCGATATCGAAGAAGTCTCTACATTGCTAAAATTGCGCGCTGAAGTCTACAACTTGCATACGGATTTTTTGCAGCTCGGCGTCAACTCGAAATCGACCAAGACGACGAGCAAACAGGGTCAGTAAAGTTTTCTGAGTACGTAAATATCCCTGCATCTATTGGTGCAGTCATATCGGCAGGTTTGGCTACCTTATACGAATGCCAGACGAT